ATCCCGGTCGGGGTGATCCCGATGTTCTTCCCGATGGCACCCAGCCGCTCGAGGGCAGGGATCACGTCGTTGACGACCGTGTTCACGACCGTGGTTTGGAGGTTGCGTTTGAACTGCTCGAACTTGGCGGCGCTGGTCTCCCCCATCGCCTTACCGGCCTTGTCGGCAGCGCCCCCGACCTGGCCCAGCGACTTCGTTGCGGCCGACGGGTCCAGCGCGAACAACGCCTCACCGAGATCTTCGGCCTGGGTGCCGAACAGCTCCACCGCGATCTGCGACTGTTTCACCGGGTCCTTGACCGCCCGCAGCCGGTCCAGTACCAGGTCAAGGGCATCGCTGGCGGGCTTGCCGCCCTTGGCGATGCGTGAGGCCATCTGGTCTGCGTTCAGCCCTAGCGCCTTGAACCCGGAGATCGTGGTCTTCGACCCGTCCAGGGCGCGGATGGAGAACTCCTTGAAGGCGTCCGCAACGATGTCCGCGTCCCGGGCGCCGGCCTGCAACCCCTGGACGATCAGGCCCATGGCTGTCTTGCCGTCCAGTCCGAGCTTGCGGAACTGGGTGGAGTACTCGTTGAAGGTGTCCAGCAGGTCTTGTGACTTGTCGGCGCCGAGCTGGGCGCCGCGGGCGAGGATGTCGAACGCCTCTTGACTGGACTTGGCGAGCCCTGTGCGCATGATCTGCGACACCGACCGGGTGACCTCGCCGACGTCGGCGTCCATCACCTTCGCCAGGGTGAGCGCCCGCGCTGTCGTCTCCTTCAGGCTGGCATCGGATGCGGTGCGCATCCCGTTCATGTTCTGGATCACCGAAGTGATCGCCGAGTTCACGTCCGCCATCGAGTCGCCGTACGCGGACGCATACAACTGGCCGGCGACCTTCCCAACCCGCTGCGACTCCGACGCGGTCAGCCCAAGCTGGGCCTCGACCTTCCCCGCCGCCGCGGTCACGTCCAAGGCGCTTGCCAACGCCACACTGAACGCGGCACCAGCAGCAACGGCGATGCCGGTCATCGCGTTGTTCAGGCCCTGCCCGATCGACTGGGTGGACTCGTCGACCGCGTTCTCGACCCCGGCGCCGATCCGGTCGCCGATCTCCCGGCCGACATCATCGGCAGCGGACCCGGCGGTGTCCTCTACCCCATCGACGAGTTCCCGGCCCGCCTGCTGACCAGCCCTGCGAGCGGCACCGGCCAGCCCTCGGGCGACCTGCCGACCCACCTCCTGGTGGAAGCCGGCCAGGTTCGGGCGGATAGAGATATATGCCGAGCCTGCCTGAACGTCAGCCACTGCCCACCTCCTTTGGTGGTCAGCGGCCCGGCAGGAGCCTCGCCCTGAGCGCTTGGTGCTTGTGGTGCTTGCGGCGGCGCCGCACCTTGTCCGCTGCGGTGATCGGCCGCGGGTACGGCGGGATCGGGCGCTGCTTCTTCCCCGACACCTGCACGGCCATGAGCCGGATCAGTTCACCCAACCGGTCGACGAGGACCGCCAGCGCAGCGACTTCGGCTGACCATTCCGTCAGCGGCGGTGGCGACGGCTTGGCGTCAGCAGGTAGTTCAGCCATCACCTCGTCGTCGTTGGCGATGGCCGCGATGTAGTGGGAATCGCGCGGCAAGTGGTCGATCAGGTTCAGCAAGAACCGCCACCGGCGAGCCCGCCACAGTTCGGCGAGGTCCCATCCGCGCCACGCGAGGTCGACTTCGATGGCCTCGCCATACCGCGTTAGGAGGTAGACGAGGCGTTCTCTTCCCCCTGCTCACCGGCCTTCACGGTCCACCCGAAGTGCTCGTCCAGCCGCCTGGCCAGTTCGGCGACCTTCCACAGCGGGATGGTGTGTTCAGAGAACCGCTGGTAGTCGTCGCCGAGCACAGACGAGAAGAACTGCTCGAGGTCGTCCCGCCGCAGGCGCAGGACGGTCTTCCACTCGAGGTTGTCGATGTCGTCCACGACGAAATCGTCATCGCCGACCGTGAACCCGAACGGCTCGGGGACGTCACCGTCCCGCTCGAGGGCGTCCAGGTCGAACACCTTCGACTTCTTCACCGGAGGGCGGGTCTTAGGGCGCTGTGGGCTGCGTGTCGTCATTGGGGTGGGCTCCTCTTCTCGTTCGGTACTTACTGATCCGCTGGGGTGCCGGCCTGGACGGCGGGCCGCTTGCGGGTGTCCGGCGCCCGGTCAGGTTCCGGCCGGACGTCCTGCTTGGGTCGCCACCCGGCGTGCTTGAGCTGCACCTGCCGGACCGGAGTCGCGGCGACCTGCTCGTGTTTGCCGTCGGGGCTGACATAGACGGGGTAGCCGCTCATCGTTGACCTCCCATGGGTGGGCGTTGGATGCCGCGACGACCGGCCGCCCACCCCTGGGGAACCGGCCGCCGCGGCGATCAGGGTTCGAGCGCTGACAACTTCAGCGCCGTGTTCTCCACGTTGAGCAGCAGCGCTGTCCCGTACACGCCCGGGGAGAACCGGCCGAACCATCTGGTGGTGTCCGCGGGAACCTCCACCACCCGGTCACCGACCGGTTGACCGTCCACCGTGCCCGGCGTCACGAACGTGACGTCGTAGGCGGTGTCGGCTGAAGAGTTCCGGACAACGACGATGGTCTGCCCGGTGTTGGCGACCCGGTGGCCGTTGGCGGCGTCACCATTGGTCTCCGACGGTGGGGCGATCCCCGAGCGGGACAGGGCCGTCACCGGAACATTCACGCGTGGCATGTCAGTGCCCTCCTCAGGCGGTCGGGATGTCCATGTCGGCCAGCAGCGCGTTCCATCCCGGCCCGCCGAACAGGTACCGCTCGGAGTAGCCGAGGGTGCTGTCGACGTAGGAGGTGAAGGTCACGCCCCAGGTGATCGGCTCGTCATCCGACGACTGGTGCGGCTGATCGGATTTGTCGGTCACCCGGGCGCGCGGCAGGAACCGGGCGATGTAGATCTCACCCGCGTCCGACAGGTCCACCGCGATCGACAGGACCCGGTAGTAGCGGACCGACGGGCGGGCCGGCTTCTCGATGCTGACTTCACCGGTGGTCGCGTTCGCCGTGATGGTGGAGGTGTCCGCACCGGTGTACAGACCGATCGTGATCAGCTTCGTCTCCAGAGCCGCTACCTCGAGGGTGGTGGTGTCCTGGGTGATGTCGCTGCGCAGCGGCTCGATACCGCCCCACCCGGTGATGTCGCTGGTCTCGACGTCGCTGGAGTACTGGGCGCCGTCTTCGGACAGCCACCCCAGGTCGTCGTAACCGGTCGGCAGCGCCTTCAGCAGCATGTCCGCGTCATCGGTCAGGGTGTCGATCGCGTCCGCGGTGAACGGGGCCACGAACACCGACCCGTCCAGGCCCTTGCGGATGAGCTGGTTCTTCTTGCTTTGCAGGTCGTCGTAAACGGACCCGGCCATCGGGTCTCCCCTCGTGTACTTCGCGGGACTCGGGCATGAAAAAAGCCCCGCGAGCGGGGCAAAGGAGGGGTGGGCTAACCGCCGTTACCGGCGGCGTAGCGAAATCCGGTAGGTCGCGACGACCAGCCGGAGGTTCTCGGAATCCTCGTAAGGCAGGATCTGCGGGCGGACCTCGGTGCGGGCTTTGTCCAGCACACCGTGGGTGGTGGCGTGCGGGCCGGCGATCAGGCGTTGCCGTGCGGTTTCCGCGATGGTCTTCGCCTGGGTGGCGCCGGCCGCGTACACCCGCACATCAACCCGTGGCAGGTCAGAGATGCGGTTGTCGGACCCGCCGACTACGGCCACCAGGATGAACGGCAGAGAATCTTGTAGGTCTGCGTTCGTCTCGGTTCCGACCGTCCCGAGGCCCTCAAGCAGTTCACACACAGCGCGCTCCACGTTCGGGAACGCGGCGAGCGGGGTGGTCATGGGCCGTTGCGCTCCACGTAGTCCACGACCCGCGCCATCACCCGGTGGCCGTTGACGTACTCCACCGTCCACCAGTGATAGGCGTCGTTGTAGATCAGCCCCTGGGCTCGGTCGCCCTTAGGACCGCCGTTGCGCATGGAGTCCACCCGCCACGACCGGGCGTACTCCCCCGACCGGCGAGGTGAGATTGACCGGGCATGCGAGGCGCCCTTCTCCGCGGCAGACCGCATCGTCTGCTCCATCTGCGCGGAGTTCAGCAGTTCCGCGATGCCGTCGAAGTCCGGCTCGTAGGTGATATTCGCTCGCGCCATCGCTCATCCCTCCACGATCCGCAACCGCAACTCGACGTGGTCATCCACGCCGTCGAAGTCAATCCACCGCGACGGCTGCCCATCGACCGCGTACGTTCGCCCGTCGTAACGGACCTTCGTTGTCGCGGCGACTGCGGTTCCGGCTGGCAGCCAGGCGCGCAGGTTGGTGGTAGTGGTGTCCCGGCCGTCCGTGAACTCGGTGGTGGTGTCGGGCTGCACCATGCACCCAGCCACCGTGGTCTCTGACCCGCTGCCGGGGATGATGTCGCCGAACCGGTCCCGGCCCGGCTCCACCACCAGCACCACCGTCTGCGACCCCAGGGTCATGACGGCGGCAGCCTGTACCGGTCAAGCACGGACTTCTCCGCCTCGTCCAACGCCGACCCGCTGGCGCCGTCGGCGTACTGGTAGGTGACCGCACCGACCGTGCGGGTCCGCAGCCCAGGCCGAACAGTGGTCCCGCGCTGCGCCAACCCGAACACGATCGCCTTGATCTCAGCCGGGGTATCCGTGTACCCGTGCCCCCAGGTGGCCATGACCCGGCGGAACCCCGCTGGCCACCGCCCATCCCGCGACAGGGCGCCCATCTGCGACCACGAGAAATCCGTGACCGCCACACCATCAATGAGCACCTCGTGCACGGCCGTCAGGTACAGGGTCGGCAGCAGCAGAAGCCGGGAGCCGTCGGCGTCGTACACTCCGTCAACGACGTCCTCTTCGCTGATAGACCACCCGCAGTAGGTGCGGACCACCCCGGACGCCACGTCCAGGAGCGTTTGGGCGTTGACCGGCGCATCACCCCTCGCGTACTCCGACCACTCAGACGGGTCAGCGAGGGACGCCACAGGTCAGTCCCCCTCGCCCAAACCGCCGTCACTCTCGCTGGAAGCGGTCTTGTCCGAGGCTGTACGCGCCTTGTTCCGTCGGGCGGGTGCCCGCTTCTTCGCAGGCTCAGCGGGCTTCTCCTCCGCCACGCCCTCCTTGTCGGACTCCGCGCCGGCCGACTTGGACTCCGCGAGGTTCGGGCCGGACGTCACCGACGTACCGCCCATCCGCTCCGCGTCCTCTTCGGTCAGCTTCATCGTGGTCTTCACGCCGTTGATCTCAACGTCGTACCGCCGCAGCTCGCCACCCACGGCGACCTCCTCAGTTGGTATATCCACAGGGCTATGGGAGGTGTGCGGACCACACGCTCCACCGGGCCTCCCGCACAGCGGACACCGCGCACCTCCCGACGTGACCAGCATCAGGCCATCAGACCCGCGGCCTTCAACGCCGCGATGACCTCGTTGAGCTTGTCCGCCACGTCACGGAAGTTGTCGTTCAACGTGCCCTGGTTGAACGAGGCTCCGACGTCCGCGACCGTGCCGTTCGCGGTTCCGACGGTGGCAGTCAGGGCAGCGACCGTGGTGGCCTGCCTGCCCTCACGAGCCTCGCCCCGCGCCGAGTTCAGGTATCCCACTGGTGATCTCTCCTTCGTCGAGATCCCCGTAGAGATCTCGGTATCGAGCCAGAAGCTCTTTCATCTGCTTCAGGTCACGCCAGTTGTCCAGTGCGGTGATCTGTGCATGGTCGTCACCGGACAGGACCATCAGGTTCTCTGGTCGGTTGTCAGCCTTGTCTCGGTTCTTGTGGTGGACCTCTTCGGAGGTATCCAGGTATCTACCGAGGATCTTTTCGACTACAAGCCGATGCTCCAGCACCCATCCGTTCCTGTAGGCGTTTGGGTGATCGGGCTCGAAAACCATGAGGTAACCGGCCCAGTTTCGCCGCACAGGCTTTCCGTTGTGAAACCGACCGGTCGAAGTATGTGACGGCCTGTTCTCGTAGCAGGTCCAGTCGCAGAATCGCCGATCCACCTGGGAAGGGCGCACGGCAATGGCCGCTCCACAGGTCTGGCAGGCGATCTCGGTTCTGTCGACACGCTGAGCGGCGTCGTGGCATGACTTCCCGCAGTACTTGCGCGCCTCGCCTTGCCGCTCGTACATTTCCGTTCCGCAGTTCTGGCACTTGACCGTTCGACCTGTTCGTGGTTTGCAGCCGACTCGGTCACGGCAGGCTTTCGAGCAGAACACGCGCCCTGTCTTGAGGCGGGCTAGATCACTTTCCCGCCGGGTCACTTTGGTGTCGCACCCTGCACACTGGACTGTCCGCCGAGCCACTTGCGGTCGTCCTGTTCGCGCCATCCTGTCACCAGTCCCGGATCGCAGTTGTTTCCTACGATTGTATCCGGGACTGGTGGCAGGAATTGCACTTTCGGCGCTTTCTTAGGCGGTGAGATCCACCTCAACAAAGGCATTGGGCTGGAAGATTCCGAAGGCAGCACGGAGCTCGGCCAGAATGGCGACCAGATTGCGAACGAAAAAGTCGCCGTGACTGTCCGTAATCGAAATGCTGGCCTGCTCGCGGTCCCACAGCACCGCCATCCGCCAGTCACCCACGTAGCCGGTACCAGCGGGGACGCCCTGGGACTCGATGACGGGGATGCCCCACAGGGCGGGCTGCGCGGTGCCCGCGCCGGACGGGCCGCCGAAGTAGTAGCGGCCCTCGTTGTCCTGGAGGAGGTCGATGGTCTCCAGGTCGGCGGGGTTGAGAACGTAGGCGTTGGCCATCCGCCGGCCGACGGTGCGGACCTTGGTCTTGGCCTTACGCAGGGTGGTGAGGATGTCGGTGTCCCACGCCTGGGACTGGGTGCCGGACACGTTGGCGATACCGGTGAAGTTCTCACCGGTGCCGTCGCCGGTGACCATCTGGTCTTCGAGCTCCTCCTCCAGCCCGTAGCGGAGGAAGTTGTCGATCAGGGTGCGGATCTGCGCCGCGTCCGACAAGGCGCGCTTGGTGGCGGGCAGCCAGTGCGCGATGGTCTTGACGTTCGCCGTCGCCTTGACCGTGGTGAACCCCGACTCCGGCTTGTACCCGCCGCCGGTCGCCTCGATGAGCGGGCCGCCGTCGGCGTCGGCCTCCGGGGACGCCGAACTGGTCGCCTCAGCGACGGGGGCCGCGTTATTGGTGATCGCGGTGACCCGGGCGTACTCGATCGTGTCGCTGGTGGTGGTGCCCTGGGTGACCACGTCCCGCAGGGTCAGGGGGCGCTGGAACGCATCGAAGCCGACCTGAAGACCACGCCAGTCGGTCTGCACGAACGCGCCAGCGCTGGTGTCGGACGCACCGGTGACGAGGGTCTTGAACCCGACGGGCTGAGACTGGACCCGCATCTTCTCGCCGAACGAACCGCCGGGGCGGGAGGCGAGCAGGCCCTTGTAGGCGTCGCTGTCGACGAAGTGCTGACCCAGCGACTTCTTGCCGTCGGGGACGATCAGCCCGGACGGGGTGCGCTTCTCCTGCGGCTTCTCAGCGAGGCCGATGCCGTCACCGAGGTCGGCGATGGACTTGCGGAGGGCGTCGTCGGCCTTGAGCTGCTCGAGGGACTGCTTGACCTCGGTGGCTCGCTGCATCTTGGCCATGACGTCGGTGCGCTCGACGTCGGTGAAGTCCCGGCCTTCCTTCTCGACCTGCGCGGCGATGTCCTGCGCGGCCTTCAGGTTGGCCTTCAGCTCTTCGGTGAGTTGCTCAACTCGGGTACTCATATGTAGGTCTGCCTTCACTACGTGAGTTCGGAGACCTCAGCCGCGAGGGCGGCGAGGTCGGCGGACAGACGGAGCGAGGCGGGGCGTGGGTGCCGGGCGGGCTCATCACCCTTGGCCTGCGAAGGCTCCTCGGGTGTAGCGGGCTGGGCGTCGGGCCGGGCCTTCTCATCGTCATCGCTGGATGCGTTCTCGGACGCGACGGAGTCCAGCAGCTCCTTGGCGAGGCGCGCGATCTCCTTGACGCGCTCCTCGTTCTTGGCCGACAGCGTCCTGCCAGCCTTCTCCACCTCCGGCTCCTCAGCCTTTGTCTCCGCCGCCGCAGCGGCCGGAGCAGGATCAGGAGCCAGGGCGGGAGTCTTGGTGTGGCGGGCGATGAACTCCTCCATCGCCTTGCGGAACGAATCGTCACTCATCGCGGGCGGGTTGTGGATCGCGATCTGCACCGGGCCGTGGTCGGCCGCTTTCACGTCGAGTAGTTCGGTGGCCTGGTTGGCGCCGATCAGCGTGGGGCCGACCTCGTACAACCGCAGCTTCCGCAGCTCGTAGAACGACTCGTCGCCCTTCTCGACCTGGGAGCCCTCTTCGATGTCGTAGGCGAAGGAGAATTGGGTGACGCGGCGGCCCTTCAGCAGCCGGTACACCTTCGCCGCCTTGGGCTCGTCCAGGTCCAGGCGGGCCCGCACCCACAATCCCTCCGGGCGCTCCTCGGCCTCCTCCACGACCCCGATGTGGTACTCCGGGTCAGCGGACATGTGGGACCACAGGACGGGGATCGGGTCGCCGCGGCCCTTCCACTCCGCGAGGGTCTCCGCGAACGCGCCGGGGACGATGCGGTCCCCCACCGAGTCGGTGTTGTAGGCGGCGACGATCGCTTCGAAGACGCCGTCCTCGGTGCCCTCGTTCTCCCCGGCGGCCTTGATGCGGACAGGGCAGGACTTGATCTTCACTTGTTCTCCTCGCCGAGTACGAGATCCGCCGGATCCCGGCGTGACGAAACAGGAAAAGGGAGAGCTTGGGGCGGGCTCAGACGTCGATGGACACACGCAGGGCGCAATTGCAGTTCGCCCGCTCTTCGGGGCGCAGGTTCGAATCACCAGGCCAGCGGGCGCCGTTGGAGAACACCTCGTCGATGCCGACGGTCTGACCGTCCATGCGGCGGTGCGACGGCCGCGGGTTCGACCCGGTCACCCAGGTCTTCACCGCGCCGTTCTCTCCGCCGATCTGGCGAACCGCCTCAACAGTTCCGAACCCCGACATCGCTGAGGTCTGGTCGGTCGCGATCTGCTTGGCCCGGCCGCCGCGGAACGCCTCGAACAGGGTCTTGATCGCCCCGACCGGGTCCAGGTCCCTGAGCGCTGTGACCAGGGCATCCTTGGTGGTGGTGTTGATCCCGGTAGCGACGCCGGCGGCGTTCGCTGCCAACCACCCGACCATCAGCGCATCGTCGAACCCCTCGGGGTCCACACCGATCTCCTCGAGAGCGGCAACACCAGCAGCCGAAGCGATCAGCAGGTTCAGGCGAAGCAGGTCAGCGGACAGTTCGTTGTTCCACCGGTCCTCATCGAACACCTCATCAACAGCGGCCTTGCGGTGGGCTGCCTTCTCAGCGCCGACCTTGCTGACGATCGCCCGGCCTTGCCGCTCGAAGAACGCCGAGAGCACCTGCTCAGCGCGGGCGGTCACCGTCTCCGGTGCCCGCGCCTTCACCTGGATCGTCTTGCGCGCCGGGGCAGGCGCGGACGCCAGGCTTGCCGCTGCTGGCTCGGGAGCAGAGTCCCGCGGTGACGCCTGCCCGCCCACCAGCACGTTCAGTGGGGTGACCAAAGCGTCGCCGCCGTCGATCTGCGGAAGGTTCAGCCGAGCCCGCGCCTCGTTGCGGGTCATGTACGGGGCGCCCACCGACGTCTGCAACTGCTGGGCCTGCTCCTCGAACGAGCCTCGCAGCTTCTCCGCCATGTTGAACTCGACGTACACCCCAGGGCTGTCATCCAGGTCCGGGAGGAGTTGCAGCGCGATGTCCTCACAGATCATCGTCAGCCAGGGGCCAAGGGTGTCCTGGTAGAGCTGCTTGTGCTGCTCGGTGATGTTGCTGAAGGTGGCGTGGTCCAGGATCCCGACCATCGGCAACGGGATGTGGTACGCCGCAGCGACCTCTTCCCGGGTGAGCTTGCGCGCCTCGAGGTACTGGGCCTGCTGCGGGGTCACCGCCGCTGGCGTGAAGTCCATCCCGTCTTCGAGGATCGGGGTGCCGCCGGCCTGCGGGCCGTCCCCCACATACTGGGCCTGCCACGCTTGCCGGAACTTGTTCCGAGCAGGGCCCGACCAGTCCGGGGCGTCGACCGGGCGCTTGATGTACCCGGAGAACCGGGCGCCGTTGCGCCACAACTGGTCCCGGTACACCGTCGCCGCATGCTCCTCAGCGAGGATCCGGCGCAGCGTCTCGATCGGCGATGACCCCACCCGCGGGTCCGTCGGGTTGTACCCACGGAAATGCACCACCTGGTCAGCGGGGAAATCCTTGTGCCCCTGCGACCCGCGCACCCGGTACTTGCCAGCCGACAACCAATCCCCGTCGATCGGCTCCACCATCCACGGCGGAATCCGCACCAACGCACCAGGGGAACCAGCGGCCTTCACCTTCAACCAGAACGCATCGTCGTAGATCCCCAGGTCATGGATCAGCGAGTCCACCAGCCGATACCGGGTGATCTTCATCTCCGGTGGGGCCGGCCGGCTGATGAGTTCTGCGAGCGGATGATCGACCAGGCGCTCCCGGTCGGTGTCCGACACCCGGCGGAACACATGCAGCCCAAGCTGGGCGATGTTGCGGGCCAGGAAGTCGATGACCGTGCGGACCGCCGGTTGGGTGCGCCAGATCGTCGCGTAGTCCTGGGTCAGGTGAGAGGAGATCCGCAACGAGTACGGGGCCGGGGCCACCGGGCGCTCGACCGGCCGCAGCGAACCAGCGGACTGGACGAACGGCATCAGCCCACCACCTGAACGACCTGGATGAACTCGACCCGGGACCGTTCGATGACGACCTCACCGTCCATCGGCGTCGCCGGCACCCCCTGCTGGAGCATCTCCGCGGACCGCAGCACCAGCAGCGGGCCACGCTGCGCCCACAGGATCCCCGCGAACGCCCGATCCTCAAGGTTGACGATCACCCGCTTGCGGACAGCCGTACGACGCCACCCCAGCCACGCGAACACACGACCTCCCAGGGGGTTAGACAACCTGCAAGTCGTGGTCCTCATACGCCGACCGGCGCGGAGGCTTATGCAACATCGCCCGCGACAACGCCGTCACCGCAGCCGAGACACCGTCGATGTTGTCGGCGGCCTTCTCCTTGTCCGGCTTCACATTCCCCGCCGCGTCCATGGACACGGCCAGGTTGTCCACCATCCACCGCATCACCGGGTTCCCGCCGTGCCGGAACACCGGCTTGTCCGGGGTCCCCCGCAGCAGCAGGGTGAGCATCTCCTTCAACGGGGCCGACATCGACTGGTAGCCCTGACCGATCGGGACCATCGGGGCGCCCTCACCCGTCATGTCCGTCACCAACTGGGTGGCGTTCCACCGGTCATAGCCGACCGCTTGAACGTCGAAGACATCCAGGTCAGCGCGGAGCTGCTTCTTGACCACCTCGTAGTCGATGACGTTTCCGTCGGTGACCGTCAGCCAGCCCTCGCGCTGCCACACCTCAACACCGCCAGCGGTCCGCTTGATCAGGTCGGGGAGGCGAGCCTCCGGAACCCAGAACCGCCAGATCACGTCGTACGCGCCGTCCTTGGGAAACAGCCACGCCAGCGCGGTCAGGTCATGGGTACGTGACAAGTCCAGGCCGCCGTACGCCACACGCCCAGCGAGTGTCTTCTCATCGACCAAGCCGGCGTTGCGGTCCCACGCCTCGAGCGAGATGTACTTGGTGACCTGCTTAGTGCGGATCCCCAGGTGAAGCCGCAGGAACGACGACAGCGCCGCCGGATCCTGCTTAGCCTCAGTCGCCGCACCCCGCAGGTACGACGCCGACGGGCTCACCCCGTAACCCGGGTTCGCCTTCCGCCACGTGGCCTCAACGAACGGGTCATCATCCTCTGTGGCGCCCCACACGACCCCGTACGTCGCCTCATCAGTGATGACCTGGGACGCCAACTGCTCCACGTAGTTGCGTTTGCGTGCGTAGATCGTCGCCGGTCGGCCGTCGTCAGCCGTCGTGATGGTTACGACCAGAGGTTCGCGCCGCGAGCCTGTGCCCGTCTCTACCGTCTCGACGAGTTCGGCAGACTTGTGGACGTGCAACTCGTCGATGATCGCCCCGTGGACCGACGCCCCGTGCATGGCTTCGGCGATCGATGAGACCACCGTGAAGTACGAGCCGGACGCAGGGTGAACGATCTTGTTGGTGTACGCCTTCACATGGCCCTTGAGAGCAGGCGCCTGCTCGGCGATCTTCTTGATCGGGTCGAACGTGAACCGGGCCTGCCGCTCGTTCGTGGCCACCGCGTACACCTGCGCGCCAGCCTCACCATCGGCGGCCGTCAGGTAAACCGCGATACCACCCGACAGGGTGGTCTTGCCGTTCCTGCGCGGGACGTCCACGTACAGCTTCCGCACGATCCGCACGTAGCCGCCGGCCTCGTCGTCCCACCGCACCCACCCGAACACCGGGGCGAGGATGTACGCCACCTGCCACGGGTCAGGGTCCAGCGGCTTCCCAGCCCACTTGCCCTGCGTGTGGCGAAGCAAATGAAACGCCTTCAGGACTTTGTCGACCCGGCTCGGGTCGAACACCGCACCCGGGGCATCACCCGGGCTCGGCGTCTGCACCTTCGGCGGGCAATCCGGCAACGGAATCCCCCGTGCTTTCAAATACCAGCCGACCTCAGGAGCGATCTTCAGCGCCTCGAGCTGCGCCGCATACCTGGCGGGCAACTCAGGCGAACGGGTTCTCCCCATCCCCGTCGCCGTCCTTCCCGCCAAGCCGCGTCTCGCTCGAGGGGGTAAGTCCAAACTCGGCGGACCACGCCCTCAATTCCTTGGAAGCCGCTTCCGCAATCGCCACCGCAGGGTGCCGGGTCCTCCCCTGGCTGTTGCTATGCAGCAACCCGTCCTCAGCGATCTGCCGCTGAGCCGACACCAGCCGATCCCATGTCAAGCAGTACGCAGCCAACGCAGCCCGATCGGTCTCCTTCAGCAGACCAAGCCGGGCCATCTCCGGGACCACCCGGTCCCACTCCGCTTGAGCCTCATCCGGCAGCCATTCCGGCGCCTCCGGCGGTAGGCGCTTGAACGCCGGCGGCTCCTTGACCGGACGGCCGCCCGAGTCCCGGCCAGGACCACGCCCCTCAACGATCTTCAATGCCACAGGGCGAGGCTTAGGTGAGGCCATTGCGATCAGCCTCCTCCCCAAGGGGGGTCCCCAGGTTGAGACCTCACGAGCGCTTGCCATGGGGACGGTCTGGGGGTCTCACGGGCCAGCGATCTTGACGCCCCTACCCCTCTGACCTGCGGAAACGTGATCGGTGTTCGGGGGTGTTCCAGCCGCCTGGGGTGGTGGCTGCGGTGTGCCGGTCGTGGCATGGGGGGCAGAGCCCGCGTAGTCGTGAGGGTTGGTCAGGGTCACGGACCTTCATCGCGAGGAGTTGCTTGCGCGTGTGGGGGTGGTGGTCTGTGACTGTGCTGGGTCTTGGGCACCTGGTCCCGTGGTCTGGGCAGTCGCTGGTACAGGTGCAGATGGGGTCTCGTCGCAGGGTGGTGGTGCGTGCTGATTCCCAGTCTTTTCCTGAGTAGCCGCGTTGTGCCGCAGTTGGCCTGTTCTGTTCGTAGATGCGGCGTTGCTTGCGCCGGCAGTCTGAGCAGAGGCGGCCGTCGTTGGTGAGGTTAGGGCACAGCGGATCGGTGCATGGGGCCAGCGGGGTGGTCGGCATTGGCTGTCCGTAATTGCTGTGTTGCTGGGATTCCTGGCCGACCTGGTGAGCGGCGGGTTACCGTCCCTGGTGTGGCGGGGTGACGGGGGTTCCCTGCGGGTGGTCACGTGCCTGTTCCCGAGGAGTCCCTTGTGGTGAAGAAGTCCGTCGTTCCCGCTGTGTTCCTGCTTGCCGCTCTCGCGGGTTGCGGTGGAGGTGACTCCGATGGGCAGCCTGCTGGCGAGGCGGGTAAGCCGTCCTACCGTGTGGTGAAGGATGGCAACAGGCAGATCACGGTGGAGGTCGACTCCGCAAAGGCTCTGCGGGCGGTGTTCGATGACGTGCGCAAGAAGTACACCGAGGACGGTGGGTACTTCGTGTCGATAAACTGCTCCACTGGCGCAACGAAGAGTGCGGACAACCGTCTAGCGAACGGGCGGTTCGCGGTCGGGTCGCTTGGTGCGGCTCAGACCGGGTTGAAGTCCGGAACGGCTGAGTTCGAGGTCAACGAGGGTCGGACCTGCCCGGCGTAGCCAACTCTTCGAATAGCGCCACTGTCTGACGATCACTGTCGTAGAGCTGGTCTTTGTCTGCTCCGTAGCCGTGGCCGAACGGCAGCACCCAGGCTGTGAAAGCTTCAGCGAATGCTTCGTACCTGTTGGTGTTCGCCCAGTCGTTGATGGGGTGAGCGTCATGTTCGAACCTGAGCGCCTCGTCCAAGACGTGCCCGAGTTCATGGACCATGGTGGCCAGAGTGATGAGCTTAGGTTCCCTCGGAAGGACAACCGTGGTGTGCCTGAGTGCCCGTCGTAGCCCATCCTGGTGGAAGTCATAGGCGACGTGGACGGTGGTCTTGTACGGTCGGTCGTCTTCGACGTTCTCGTAGCGGTGGAGGCCAGCGAAGACGGGGTCGGTGCCGCACAGGAAGTGGGGGCGGATGAACTGGTGTAGGCCGGGTGGGATGAGCTGGTAGGCGGCTTCAATGAGCGCCGAGTAACCGCCGGAGCGGACACGGTCCATCAGGGCTGGCGGCAGCGGATCGTCCCCGAGGCGATCTTGTCGCCGTGCTCATCAAGAAGCTGCCATCTACCCGGCTCCAGATCTTCCCTAAGAAAGACCGGTACACCGAACATCCCGCCGAGTTGGGGCGGCGGTGCCCATTGCGGAGGCCGTTCAGTAGGTCGATACGACTCGCGCAGCCATTCCAGCATGCCTTCCCCGACTTCCAGGAGCATCATAGGTCGCCTTCTGCTGCAACGGTGACCCTGCGAGCGAACAGGGTGAGGGTGACGCACACGACATCACCATCGCTGAGCTTCATCCCGTGGACTTCGATGGTCTCGCCTGCGGGAACCAACAGCCGGGTGCCGTTGATGCGGACCTCATTGGGGATGACGAGGGTGCCGCCCGGGGTGTCGTCGGTGGTGCGGCCCTTCTCAAGGATCTCGATGTACGCGGCCTTGGCCGGCTCGTCGCGCTCAGGCTCTTCCAGTGCGATGCCAGCGTGCACAAGCGCCTTGGCGAGGTGCTCCTTCTTCTGCTCCTCGTCCACAGCCTCGCTGAGTGCGTAGTCGATGGCTTGGCGGCAAAAAGCGAGTGCTTCGCGGACCATAGGGCTGTGTGGCATTCGAGGTTCTCCTGTGGGGTGGGCTCAGCGGGGCTTCCGCTCAAGGAGGATGTCGAGTTTCGCTTCGATACGTTCGAGGCCCTCAGCGGTCGCCCTCCGTGTGCTCCGCTGCGATGGCGGCGTTAGCTTGGACGATCGCGGTGAGCGCGTCGAGCAGGATGTATCGGCCGTTGCTGTCGCGTGCGTCTTCGGGTTCGAAGTGGTAGCCGTCGCGTTCGATGTCGCGGACCAGGTCAGCGCGGGCCCGACCGTAGGCCGCCTCGAGGCGTGCCGTCACAGCGCGGAGTTCGTTAGCGCGGATGGTCATGGCGTCACAGGCTCTTGCACACGCTGATCGTCGGCGTGCCCGAAGAGATGAGCTTGACGACGGTCTCGCCCTGCTGGGGGGACTGTGCCTTCACCACCCCGATGGCGGGTGGGTACACGTAGCAGTTCGCGCCAGCGACGGTCGGGGTGGAGCCGTCCACGGTGAAGTAGATGGCTGCCGTCCCGTCGTGGGAGATGATTTCCACGTACCGGAGGTCGTCTTCGAAGGTGACGGTGTCGACGGTGTCTGCGGTCAGGGTGACGTCGTGGACGCCGATATTGCCTGCGTCGACAGTGTGGTTGGCCATCACACCGCCTTTCTTGGTCTGATGGTCATAGGTCTTGGTGCCAGCGGGCCGGAAAGTTGCTGGTCAGGCGACGTAGGCGTACGCGAGGGGTCCGCTGGTGGAAGGCGCGTTGGCTGTGAAGGGGAACGCCGGCGGGGTTGTCTGGCCGGTGTTCGACCCGCCGACGCCCGGGGTTGCGGACGCGAGGCCCGCAGACACCAGGCCGGCGCCGGAGATCGTGGGCGGGGTTGTAGCCGCCACCATCAGGCCCAGGTAGTGGACGCCCGTGTAGGTGGTCGTGAACGACGCTGCGGCGCCTGACGCCACGGTGGCGACGTTCAGAGTCTTGACCGCGCCACTGCCCCACGCAGTCGACGTGTCGTTCGTAGTGATTGCCAGCAGAAGCCTCGCGCTGTTGAACAGGGCGAACCACTGGTTCGTCAGCGACGCACCGGCAGTGGAGCCGGACACGAACGAGATGTTGTTGACCACCAAGCCGGACGGCAACCAGATCGGGATCAGGTTCAGGGTGCCGGACGTGATCGCCGCGGTCACGTTCCCGCAGTCCAGCCGGTTGCGCGTCTCATGCCGACCGCTGACAGCGAACGCCTCGCGGAGCTGGTAGCGGGTGTCCGCAGCAAGGTGAGCGGACAGCGCGTCTGTGATGTCCTGCTCGGTCACCCCACCGCCAGAGCCTCCCCCGGCGAAGCTGTAGGAGTTACTCATACGAACCTCCCTGGGAGACGGGAAGGGAAAACAGGTCAGTCTTCGTCGGGGCAGTCAGCCTCAAGCTTGAAGTCCCCGTGCTCGAACTCGTCCGCGGCCTCCCGCAGCAACCTCGCCAGGTTCGTCCGGAACGCCGGCCAGTCCACCCGGGCAGACGGCGGGGCTGTCGGGTCCTCCGGCTGGACGGGAAGGAGCGGGAACCCAACCTCACCCACCACAGCCTCCGTGCCGCCCACAGTGAGACGGACATTCATCGTGGCTTCACCGAACGACATCAGACGGGATCCTCATCGAGACCGGTAATCCGCAGGCCGTGGTGGGCGTGCCTGTTCCCGCACCATGAACACTCCCGGACCTGGTTACCAGAAGGGAGGTAGCCGACGGTCATGAAGCACTGGCCCGCCCAGTGGAGCCCACGCATCACCGGCCGGTACAAGCGAAGCGCGGTAAGCGCACGGACGACCCGGACCGTCGGGTGAGGGCGTGTGGCCCGTCGAGCCCTCCAACGTGCGCCAAGCCCTGTCTCGGGGACCGCCGTCTTCAGGTCGGCCATCAGGCTCGCCCCACCCGGGCAAGGATCCGGGCGCGCTGCTCCTCATCCCACCGCTTCACAGCGCGCTCCTGCCGCCGGGTCAACGTCCTGCTCCGCTCCCACGGCTGCGACGGAGGGAGCTGCCCAGGCCGGACCGAGACAGGCTGGTAGTCCACCCGGTCATCGTCGTCCCACACGTAGTTACGGAACCGGTGCTGCCCGTTGTGTCCCCGTCGTAGCGCGCACCGCCAATGCGGGTAGCCGCCGCCCTCGCCCGGGATGGCGTTGTGTGGGCAGTCGTTGCAGTACCCGGCGAGCAACCCCCGCAGGTCATACCAGCGGTTCTGGGCGCGCTTCCAGTAGGTGCGGAAACAGAAACGCGCTCGAGCCCGGAGCGGGATCTCATCTTCCTTGCGGCGTTCCCGGCGGGTCATCAGGAGGGCGCCTTGTCCAGCAGCGCGGCAAGGTCTTCGGCAGCCCACTCATCGGAGTCGGACATCACCCAGATCGGGGAAAACGACCCCGGCTCATGATCCGCCGGGCGGGCGTCCCGCTCGAGCGCGTAGAACGCACCCGACTGGCCCTGCCAACCGATCTGCTTCCACGTCTCCCGGAACACCCTGCCGGACCCGTCCACCGAGTAGGCCACCAGTTCCGCGCCGTCCTCGGACATGCGGCGGTACGGGCGGGTGTCAGGAGGAGCAGGCAGGTTGCCGTGAGCGCCCATCAGGCAGCCTCCACCGGCTCGTACGTCGCAGCGAACGCCTCCGGCTTGTACGAGCGCTCCCCATCGCCGTCCCGGACCACCCAGTCGCCCACCGCTGCGGTCAGAGTCCCAGCGAACGTCTCGATCCGAACGCCCTCGTGAGTCCCACGGCCGGGGCCCATCAGAGTGGCCTTCTCCGCCTTCGCCTGCCGGGACCCGCCCAGTAGTTCAACGATCTCGTCCTCGTTGTCGCCGTTGTAGCGGACGGCTTCGATCTCTCGGAGCCTCGTGCGGTAGCGAGCAGCCATGAGTGGCCCTTCCGGTTGGGGGTGTGGGGGTGGAGCCCGGCCCGTGCGACTTCCCCTCGCGCCGGGCCGGGAGCAGTGGGGCGGCTTACCCGCCGGTGAGAAGACCTGACTCTGCGCAGGTCAGCGCGTTGCGCTTTAAGCTGCTTCGCTCTCTTCGGCTGGCGGCAGAGTGTTGTTCAGGCGGTTGAGGTAACACCGGTCACCTTCGGACAGTGCGTCCTTCCGGAGCCTGTACAGGAACCGGACGTACTGCTGCTCAGTGAGCGGGATCTGCTGCTCAACATCGAAGCGTCCACTCGAGATCCGCCGCACTGCTTCCTTCGCTGCCTCGTTGACAGCGAGGAGCTTGAACGCCCAGTTCTCCGTCCAATACCGAGCGATGAAGAACGGGAGTTGCCTGCCGTTCGGCCCATACAGCTCAGAGAGGGTCCGGAACGTCGCCGCGTTCGTCTTCTCAAGTGGCACGCCATGCCACTTGTAGTCAACGATTGCGACGCTGATGCCGTGGTTGTACTCGCACATCAGGAAGTCGAGATCCACAGCCGGGCAGTCATCGCCCCAGAAATCATGGTGGCGTTCGGATAGCAGGAGCCCGTACTCCATGCGCTTCGCGCGGCTGAGACGGCGGTGGGAGCGCTGGCCTCGTCCGCCGATCATGCTGCTGCCATCCGAATGCGGGCGTCCGCCTTGTCGACGTGTTCGGCGTCGATGTCGCAGCCGATGAACCTGCGGCCGGTAGCGATCGCAGCGACTCCGGTTGTGCCGCTTGGTGAGGCGCTCGATCAGGTCGACCATGCCGGACTCGGACTGGCCCCACTCATGGAACCGCTTGTCGTTGTCGTTGACGTCGGACTTGGCGACGTCACCGAACCACGCGCCCTCGTAGTCGCCCTTGGTGAACACGAGGATGGGCTTCCAGAAGGTGTTGACCTTCCGCTGCCACAGTTGGACGGCCTGCCCGCCAGGTGTGAGGTACGCCAGCGTCCAGTGGTAGGCGAGGCCGCTGTCGGTCATCCGCTCGAGGATTTCCGGCAGGTAGGACTGGCCGACCATCACCGCGCAGATGCCGCCGGGCTTTAGGAGACGAGCGGCGACTTCAGCAAGCCCATCCGCGTCGGTGTGGTCCTTGCGCCCGTAGAGCGGAAGGAACTCAGCCGGGTACGGCGGGTCTGTGAC